AATTTATATAGTTCTTATGAAAATAGGCAAAAAGAATTAATCCAAGAATTAGATAATATTGTAAAAACTGATATTAAATTAAAAAAGAAATATCAATTAAAGTATTTACAAGCAGACTTATTCGGATATGAAATTCGAAATGTAGCAATTAATTATAGCTCTCCATTACAGATTAAAGAAGTATGTAAAACTTTAGGATATCCTATTGATAGTACTAATGATAGAGAGCTAACGAAATTAGTTTCTAAGCATAAATTTTTTGAAGTATTACAAAATTTAAGAGAAGTAAATAAAATTATTTCTACTTATGGTGAATCTTTTTTAAATTATATTAATCCGGCTACAGGTAAAATACATACTTCATTTTGGCAAGTATTAAATACGGGTAGAGTATCTTCTGGAAGTAAAGATGATAATGCACCTAATTTACAAAATTTACCTGCTAATAATAAATTCAGAAATTGTTTTCAAGCAAGACCTGGATTTAAATGGGTTAGTATTGATTATTCTGGACAAGAACTTCGATTAATGGCTGATGCTTCAGGTGAAAAAGGATTTATAGATGTTTTAAATTCTGGAGAAGATTTACATTGTTATGCTGGAAGTATGATGTTTAAAAAACCAATTACAAAAGCTGATAAAGATCTTAGGAATAAAGCAAAAACTATAAATTTTGGTAAACCTTATGGAATGGGACCCCCTAAATTAGCAGATACTTTAGGTATTTCGATTGAAGAAGCAGAAAATTTATTTGAAGAATATGCTAAAGCTTTTCCTGTTTTAAATCAATGGTTAGAAAATCAAGGAAAATTTGCATTAAAAAACAAATATTCTTTAACTTTTGCACCCTGTTTAAGACGAAGATGGTATCCAAATATGGACAAAGCTATAGAATTAAGAACTTTAGCTAAGAATGTTCAAAAAGGTTCTGAAAAATCTAAAATCTTATGGAAAGAAATATTTCAAATTGAAGGGCAGACACAAAGAAATGGAGGTAATAGTCCAATTCAAGGTTCTGGAGCTGATATTTGTAAAGAAGCTTTAGTTGAAGTTAGAGAATTAATAAAAAAATATAATCGTATATATGAACAAGAAGTTGCTTTCTTAATATGTACAGTGCATGATGCGATTGATGTAGAAGTTATTGATAGTTTAGCTGTTCAGTTTTCTGAACAAATGGTTCAAATTATGATTAACTGCGGAAACAAATATGTTAAACAAGTTCAAATGGAAGTTGATGTAACTATCACAGATGTTTGGATGAAATAGTAAATAATACGTTAATGAGAAAAGTTAAAGAAATTAAAGTTAATTTTTTAGAAAGAAAAAGTGAGCATTTTATTGAATCATATTATTCATACAAAGTTACAGAATTTTGTATGCTAGATGATGACTTTAATGCTGTACATCCTCAAGTAAGATGTAAAGATTACATTCAAGATTTATTTTGGATTGTAAGAAATCCAAATTTATCAGAAGATAAAAAAAATGAAATAATTTATGGTTTTAAAGTCTCAAATTATTTAAAATATCCTTTAATTGACAGAGACATTTATAGGGTTGGAATTAGGTTTCGTACTGAAGGGCAGGTTTTTGAAACTATTTCGGAAGAACGCATCGCACTGATTGCATCTCGTTTGAAAGATTTAGAAGATAGACTTGAATTTCCAACCTCAAATGTCTTTGTTGATGAAAGTAAACAAATATTGGTTTTTGAATTTAATCCAAAATGGGTTGAAAAACCTTATTTGTTATCGTTTTATCTTTTATTTATTAGAATTTTATTTACAGAAACTGTTGAAAATTTAAATAAAATAACAGATATTAAAGAATATTTGCAAAAATATCCTGCTTCTAAATCTGGTTATGATGCTAGTTTTATTAACAAAAGTACATTCTTATTAGATTTAATGTTTAACAAAGAATTTCCTGAACAATTATGGACATCTTACTATGATGTAAAGTCAATGCATAATACTTCAGGAATTGTTTCTTATTCTAATTATTTAAAAGAATTGTCAGCTCAAAAAAGTAAAAATGAAAAAGCGTTACCAGCAAGAAACAATTAATGAAATAATTGAAGAAGAAAAATTAAAATTAAATTCAGGTGTAAAAGTAATTACTTCAAACGATAAAGTAGTTTATATTCAACTTGAAGATTTTATAGAAAAAATTCTTATTCAATTAAAGAAAAAAAGTTATTTAAAATAAAAACTTCAAAAGTTATGATTGAATAACAGAGAAAAAATACAAAAAGAAGCATTAGATGCTGTATTAGTCAATGGTGGTTCAGGAGTATTGTGTTTAGCTACAGGAGCAGGTAAAAGTAAAATTGCAATTGATTATGCTAAACTTTTTTATGAATCAATGAAAAAAAATTTCAGATGTCTTTTAGTAGTTCCAACAGAAAAACTCAGAGACGAAAACTGGAAAGATGAATTTGATAAATGGAAAGGTAAAGTTATATATCGTGTAAATGTTGAACGTACCTGTTATGCTAGTTTAAATAAGCTAAAACATAAAGAATATGATTTAGTAATACTTGACGAATGCCATCGGCTAACAGAAAATAATGTAAAATTTTTTAAACAAAATACTGTTCACAATATATTAGGTTTAACAGCCACTTATCCAAAAGATGAAATTAAACAACTTCTAATGAAAGATTTGAAATTAGATATTGTTTATACTTTAACTCTAGATAATGCAATTGAACAAGGTATTGTAGCACCTTATAAAATTAAGGTTGTTGAATTGTTTTTAGATGATAAAGAAAAATATATTAAAGCAGGTAGTCAAACAAAATCGTTTATGACGACAGAATATGGACAATACCAATATATGTCTAATGTAATACAAAAGATAATGTATTCTGGTAAACCTGCACCTAAATGGTTATTCTTAAAAAGAATGCAAATGATATATAATCTTAAATCTAAAACAGAAATAGCTAAAAAAATAATTGCTAATTTACCTGAAGATGATAGAACTTTAATATTTTGTGGTAGTATTGACCAAGCAAATCAACTTTGTGAAAACCAGTTTCATTCAAAAACAGATGATACTGCTTTTAATGCCTTTTGTAATGAAGAGATTAATAGATTATCATGTGTTAATGCTTTGAATGAAGGTCATAATATACCTAATGTAGATTCTGCAGTAATTGTACAATTAAATTCGCAAGAATTGAATACTGTACAACGAATAGGAAGATGTATTAGATATAGACCAGGTCACGAAGCTATTATTTACATACTTTCTGTTGTACAAACTCAAGATGAAAAATGGGTTGCGAAAGCTCTTGATTCATTTGATAAAGATAACATTGAGTACATTAATGCTAAAAATTTATGATAAAACACATATCAGATACTCATACTCTTCATCATGATATAAGATTAGAAGAAGGAATTACTACTATTATTCATAGTGGTGATTCTACTAGTTCTTCAAATCCTGTTACTAATCAACAAGAATTTGAATCTTTTTTACAATGGTATGCAAATATTTATGTAAAAAATAAAGTTCTTATTGCCGGTAATCATGATTGGTGGGCATTAAAAAAGTATAACAAAGACAAAGTCAAAGATTATGGTATTATTTATTTGGAAGATGAAGAAGAATATGTTGATGGTAAATTAATATATGGTTCTCCTTGGACACCAACTTTTGGTAATTGGCATTTTATGAAAGACAGATCTAAATTAGGTAAACATTGGGAGTCATTATATGAAGGAATTGATATATTAGTTACTCATGGACCACCTAAAATGATTTTAGATTTATCTCATGATTTAAACCATAAATTAGAATATTGTGGAGATAGTGCATTATTTAAAAAAGTAATGCAAATTCAACCTAAAGTTCATTGTTTTGGACATATTCATAATTCAGAAGGTTGTTATAATCAAGGATTTAGAAAAATAAATAATATTACTTTTAGTAATGCAGCTTGTGTTACTGATGGAAGATTTGATTTAGGACTAACAAGTCAAGGAAACTTACTTGATTAAAATAAATATTAAAGAATTAATATTTGGAAGAATTAAAAAAATTCTTAATTGATTCAGATCTTTCAATAGAACAATATTTTATAATGTTGTTATTAAATGAAGATCTTGAATACCTTGAAAAATACTTATTAAAAATAAAAAATAAATTAGATTATATTTCGGTTTTTCAAGATTTATTGTTACAAGGATATATAATGTTAAAAGATATTGATGAAGGTTATGTTTTACATAATATTATTCCTATCAAAAATATTAATTCAATAATTGATTTTGATGTTGGTAAAGATTTTGTTAGGAACACAGAAAATGTATCTAACGAATTAGAACAATGTTGGAAAGAGTTTATTGAATTATATCCTAAAACAGTAAATGGAAGACCTTTACATAATACTAAAGAAAAAAACAAACTTAAATATTTTAGATATTTAAAATCTGGAGTAGAACACTCAAATGTAGTTAAAGGATTAAATGCAGAAATTACAGCAAGAAAAAATGCTCAATTGCGAAAACAATTCTTTCCTGAATGGCAGTTATTGTCTACCTATATAAACAATAAAAGCTGGGAACAATTTTTAGATTTGTATTCTGACATCAATGAAAATAAAAGTTTAACTTTTGGAACAGATGGACGAATTACAAGAACTTTCTAAAGAATCCCATAATGAAATTCTTCAATTAGGATTTCAACCTATTGCAAAAGCCGTAGATCAGTGTTATGCAAACATCATAGCAGGAAAGAAAGGTGAAAGAATAGTGTTTCCTACTAAATGGAAGAAATTAAATTCTTTACTTTTAGGCGGATTACAACCAGGAAAAATGTATGTTATCGGTGGAAGACCAGGGAGTGGTAAATCAGCATTTTCTAATAAAATGTTATTTGATATACTTGACCATCCAAAGAATCAAGGTAAAGCTATAATTCTTTACTGGAGTTTTGAGATGCCGGGCTACCAACAATTGATGAGAATCGGTTCTTCTAATATTGGTAAACAAATGTCTGAAATTCTATCAGTAGATACAGAATTTCAAGACCAACATTTTGATGAGTTTGTTAAATCAATGAATTCATACAAAAAATATCCTATTTATTTTAATAATAATGCTAGAGATATTGAATATGTTGCTAAAATTACCAAAAGAATTGCTACATTAAATCCTGATAAAACTATTATTAACTTATTTGACCATTCCAGATTATTTAAAAAATCAAAAGAAGCTTCAGAACTTCAAATGTTGACAGAATTATCTCACACCTGTATTGAGCTTCAACAACAGACTAAATGTATTACTATTCTTTTATCACAATTGAATAGAAATATAGAAAGTCCTGAAAGAGCTGCTAATTTATATCAACCAATGTTATCTGATATTTTTGGAGCAGATTCAGTAGCTCAGGATGCCCATGTTGTTGTAATTATAAATAGGCCTGGAGATATGTACAATATTACCGTCCCTTATTTAGGGTATAATCCACAAGGATTATTAGCCCTTCATGTTGAGAAAAATAGAGATGGCCAATTAGGTATGTTACCATTTGATGCAGATATGGCTACTTTTACAATTAAAGAACGTTAAAATAAAAAAGTAAATCAACAAGATTGATATTACCAAAAGAAAAAACAAAAGCAGAAATACAAAGTCCTGAAACATTAGTGATATATGGACCACCTAAAATCGGTAAAACTACTTTATTAGCAACATTAGACAACTTCTTAATCTTAGATTTTGAGAAAGGAAGTAAGAAAATTGATGCATTAAAATTAGAAATTAACGATTTAAAGGAATTAAAAGAAGCTGGTACTGAAATTATGAAAGCAGGATCTCCTTATACAGGTGTAATAGCTGATACAGTTACTCAATTGGAAGATTGGTGTGAATGGGCAGGTACGGAAGATTATATGAATAGTATAATGGGAAAAGCTTTTAATAGTAAGCAAGGTCAAATATTACCTAAATCAGAATGGAAAAGTGTTTTAACTTTACCTAATGGAGCAGGTTATATTTGGCACAGAAATTCTTTTAAAGAATGGATAACAAAAATTAATAAATTGGCAAAGTATAAAATATATGTTGCACATGTTAAAGATATTTTCTTAGAAAAAGACAATGAAATGACTTCTTCAAAAGATTTAGATTTAGTAGGTAAAGACAAAAATATATTATGTGCAGGAGCTGACGCAATTGGTTATTTGTATAGAAATTCTAAAAATCCTTTAGAACTTAGAGTATCATTTAAAAATAATACTCAAGATTTAGTTGGTTCAAGATGTGCTCATTTAAGAAATCAAGATTTTGTATTAGCTGTTAACAACGAAGACGGTTCTATAGCTGAAAGCTATTGGAACAAAATTTATATTGATTAACTTAATCAAAAACACAATGACCGAAAAAGAACAAATAGAAAATTTAGCAAATGATGTTTACGTTTTTTATCGTAATTTAGGAAGTGCACAACGAAAGTGTTTAACTAAATCACAAATTTTTAGAAACTTTAACTTAAACAACTCAAATTCTTCAGGTGTTTTTAAAAGATCTGAAGAATTAGGTGTTGTTTTTGCTATAAATGTTCCTAAAATGAAACAAAATGAAGTTTTTGAAAATCCTGTTTCAAGAAGTGATTACCAACAATTTATCAACGATAGCTTTTCAAAAAAAATGGCTTCTATTAAAAAAGAACCAACAATAATAACAGGTTCATCACTTTCTAATGGAAAATATGGCTATTATATAGAAGATCCTTTTCCAGATGAATTACAAAATTCAGAAAATTTACAGAAAGCATCTCTTAAAGAAATTAAAAAAGATGATGATGAGCAAGAAACATTTAAATTTTAAAATTATTATCAATAGTCAGGTTAAAAGACTTTAAAACCAAACTAATATAGTAAAATATATGTCAAATTTAAATTTTAGTATTGACAGTAGTGTAAAAGAAACTACAAACAAAAGTTTATTTCCAGTAAGAATGCATGATAAATGTTTCATTACATCAGCAGGTTACAATGAAGAGTATGATTGTCTTGACATTGCCATCGAAAGTGATGAATACAAATATCGTGAAAGAATGTTTAATCCTTTAAAAAATGTTCCTACATGGACAACTTCTGAGAAAGAGCTTGCAACATTTCAATCAAGAATTAAACATTTCTTAAAAAGATTTATGACAGAAGAACAAGCTTCTATTACTGCAGATAACTTTAGAGAAATGTGTGAAAAAGCTGCTGATTTATTGCAAATTTATGCTATTGATACTAAACAGTTGATTACTGTAAAATTTGTATATGACAAAGCATTTAAATATCCACAATTACCAAAGAATCCTCGATTCTTAGCTGCTGAAGGAGAACCTGCTTTAGAATATACTAATTGGGAAAAATCAAAACAATTATTAGATACAACTTCTGAACCTGCTACTGCAGATACAGAAGATATTTTCTAAAAAAATTTGAATAATAAAGGGAGTGTGTAAAAGCACTCTCTTTTATTTTTTTTATTAATGGTATTAAACAAAAGACAAATGTTTGATTTAACTAAAGTAAAAGATGTTGAATTAACTAAAGATAATGTACTTAAAGAAGTACATGAAAAAACTATTTTTGAATTCTATTTTGGAGAATCCATTAACTTAAACGATTCTTATAAAAATCCTTTAAGAAGTGATCCTAATCCAGGATGTAAATTCTTTATAGGAAGAAATGGAAAACTATTATTTATAGATTTTTCTAGAAAAAATTCTGTTGTAGATTGTTTTGGGTTTATTTGTAAAAAATATGACTGCGATTTATATACAGCTTTGAAAAGAATAAACAAAGATTTTAGATTAACTTTAGGTACTGCTGAAGAACAGAGTTTAAAAGATTCTATTTATGAGTATACTAAACCTAATTTAGATTTCTTTGAATTAACAAAAGAAAAAAAATCTGAATTACTTTGTTTAAAAAGAAAGTTTGAAAACTATGATTTAGATTATTGGCAAAATGGTTATGGTGTTACACCTGAAACATTAAAGAAATTTAATGTATTTTGTGTAAAAACTGTATTTAAAAACAATATGTCAACAGGTGAAGTGGAAGAAGTAGGATATGAACCAGACTACGCAGTAAGACATAAATACCTAGATAGTGCTTACAAACTAAAAGGAAGCTACGCACCTGATAAGAACATAAACATAAATATGAATGTAAAATCTATTGACCCTACTGATGAAACGATATTAAATAGTTTAAAAGCAATACAAGATAGACTTGAAAATGAATGAAATTATCAGAAGTTAGCATCACGACCTGGTGCGAAGAGAACAACATCATCACAGATGCAGGGAAGAAGCTGTACTTTAATGGTGATAGAAAGTTCTTATTTAAACCCTTCTCAGATGTTTCTAATAAGATTGTAGCGTTAAAAGCGGCACAGATAGGGTTTAGTACCATATCAATAATTAAAGCGTTCTGGATAGCATATAGAATGAATCTGAGCATTATATACACCTTTCCTACAAGTGATTTAATGCAGAAATTCGTACAAGGAAAGATTAATCCTTTAATTGAATCAAATCCTGCTCTTAAAGCGATAGTAAACTCTACAGATAACACATATTTAAAAAGAGTTGGTAATGCTAACCTTATATTTTCTGGTGCAGAAAAAGAATCACAAGCTATTGCCTTTAGTGCTGATTTATTAATACACGATGAGCTAGATTCATCAAAACTATCAATCATTAAACAGTTTCAATCACGTTTACAAGCTAGTAAAGTAAAGTGGCAATGGTTATTTTCCCACCCTTCTTTACCTGAAATCGGCGTACATGAGGCATGGCAAAAATCAGACCAGAAGCATTGGTTTACTATTTGCGATAACGGACACGAAGAATACATCTCATACCCTGAAAGCATTGATGTAGAGAAAAGAATATATATATGTAAGAAATGTAAAGTTGAATTAACAAACGAACAACGTGCTAAAGGAAGATGGATTGCAAAGTATAAGATAAGTGAAGATAGACCTTTTAGTGGCTATTGGATTCCATTATTAATAGCACCTTGGGTAACAGCAAAAGAAATACTAGATTATTCAAAAGGCGATCAATATACTTTCTATACGCGTGTACTAGGACTTCCATACACTCAAGGAGGAGATAAAGTTAATCTAAAAGACATCCTAAAGAACTGTATACCTGATGTAAACGACCAAGAAGGAAGAATCGTTATCGGAGTAGATACTGGATTACCGATATGGTATGTAGTAGGAAACAAACAAGGATTGTTTTACAAAGACTCATGTAAGGATTATGAACCATTAAAAGCTCTTATGAGACGTTATCCAACAGCTATAATGGTAATAGATCAAGGTGGAGACTTAATAGGTAGTAGGCAAATGCGTGAGGAATTTCAAGGACGAGTGTTCCTTTGTCATTATCAAAGAGATAGAAAGACATTACAGCTTGTTAAGTGGGGAGCGAATGATGAAACTGGCAACGTAACTGTGGATAGAAATAGAATGATGCAGTTACTTATTGACGAGTTTCGTGATTCACGTATTCCTTTAAATGGAAGTGAGGAAGATTGGTATGATGTAGCGTTACACTTTACGCATATCTATCGAGTAAATGAAATCAATGCTTTAGGAGTCGAGGAAAGTAAATGGGAAAGATTTGATGATGACCATTTCGTGCATTGCTGTTTATACTGGCGTGTAGGAATGTCGCGTTTTGGCGATCAAGGTGCTAAAATATTTATGAATGGTGGCACAAATAGTTTTATTCCAGAAGGACAAGACATGATGCCTGACAAAACAATGATAACCAAACACCCTAAACAAATATTTCAGTTTGAAGAACCTTTAGTAGATAGGGATTGGAGAGATGAATGATATACCAACAACAATTATATATTTAACACCAATTGATGCAGAACTATTTGTTAAGTTTCAGAAGTATCATCAACTATTTCAATTGCTTGTAGATAAAGGAGTATTTAATCAAAAGAATGGTAATGTACTATTAAATTTTGGTCCAAATGGAGAGATAAGTAGCATAGAACGACATGATATTTTATATTCAGCAAGACACGAAAAAGTTATCCCCAACTTGACTTAATTTTTTTTATGGTATACTTATAATGTAAATTTAAAAGCTCATCCCATTTCACGGCGAGCATCTACCCAATACGGGGAGGTGTTCGTTTTTTTATTATGGCAGACACATTAATTGATGGATTCACAAGTCTAGGAAGAGATACCAACAAAGCTCAAGTTGGTTATTCTCCTGAACAATCAGAAGGTGTTACTGACATCCTTGTACCAGAAGGAAGAATCGTTATCGGAGTAGATACTGGATTACCGATATGGTATGTAGTAGGAAACAAACAAGGATTGTTTTACAAAGACTCATGTAAGGATTATGAACCATTAAAAGCTCTTATG